TCTCGGTCATGCGCATCATCAACGAGTACCGCGCGAACCGCATCACGGTCGACTACGTGCCGAAGGACGGACGCGAGGCCGACAAGCTCGCCGACCTCTGCGACGGGCTCTATCGCGCCGACGAGCAGGATTCGGTCGCGGATGAAGCGTACGACAACGCCTTCGAGGAAGCCGTCGGCGGCGGCATGGGCGCTTGGCGCCTTCGCACCGTGCTCGAAGACGAGCTCGACCCGGAGAACGAGAAGCAGCGCATCCGCATCGAGCCCATCTTCGACGCGGACACGAGCGTTTATTTTGATCTCGACGCGAAGCGGCAGGACAAGTCGGATGCGCGTTACTGCTTCGTCATCTCGTCGATGACGCCCGAGGAGTACGAGGCGCAGTTCGAGGACAACCCGTCGAGCTGGCCGAAGCAAATCTACGAGACGTATTTCGACTGGTGCAGTCCAGACGTTGTATATATCGCGGAATACTATCGCGTCGAAGAGCGCACGGAGACGCTGCGCGTCTTCCGCCTGCTCGACGGCTCGGAGCAGACGTACACCCGCGCCGACTTCGACGAAGACGAGAACCTCGAGCAGATGCTCGCGTCGACCGGCGCAACGGAACTTCCGTCGAAGCGTCGCAAGACTCGCCGAGTTCATAAGTACCTGCTCTCCGGCGGTCGTGTGCTCGAAGACTTCGGCCTCATCGCGGGTCCGAACATCCCGATCGTCGTCACGTACGGCAAGCGCTGGTTCGTGGACAACATCGAACGTTGCATGGGCCACGTTCGCCTCGCGAAGGACGCGCAGCGCATCGCGAACATGCAGCGATCGAAGCTCGCCGAGATCAGCGCGCTCTCGTCCGTCGAGAAGCCGCTCTTCGACCCCGAGCAGGTCGCGGGGCACCAGTGGATGTGGGAGCAGGACAACCTGCGCAACTTCCCGTACCTGCTCCTGAACCGCCTGACGAACCCCGACGGCTCGTCGGCCCCAGCGGGTCCGCTCGGCTACACGAAGCCGCCGCAGGTTCCGCCCGCGCTCGCCGCGCTGATTCAGATCGCCGAGCAGGACATGCGCGACGTTCTCGGCAACGCCGAGGCCGGCGAGCAGGTGCGCGCGAACGTCGCAGCGGAAACGGTCGCCGCCGTGCAGCAGCGGCTCGACATGCAGACGTTCATCTACGTGAGCAACTTCGCCAAAGCCATGAAGCGCTGCGGCGAGGTGTGGCTCGGCATGGCGCGCGAAGTCTACGTCGAAGAGGGCCGCACGATGAAGACCGTCGACGCCGAAGGCGGCGCGTCTGCCGTCGAGCTCGTGAAGCCGACCATCGGCGAGACGGGCGCCGTGGAGATGTTGAACGACCTCTCGCGCGCACGCTTCGACGTAGCCGTCGACGTTGGGCCGTCGTCGCAGAGCAAGCGCAGCGCGACGGTGCGCACGCTCACGCCGCTCATCGCGGTGGCCTCTGACCCGCAGACGAAGGCCGTGCTCGAATCCCTCGCGATGATGAACATCGAGGGCGAGGGCGTCTCCGACGTGCGCGCGTTCTTCCGCAAGAAGCTCGTGCAGATGGGCGCCGTGAAGCCGACGGAGGAAGAGGCGCAGGAGATGGCAGCCGCGATGCAGAACGCGCAGCCGGACCCGCAGGCGCTCTACCTGCAAGCCGCCGCACAAGAGGCGCAGGCTCGCGCCATGAAGGCGCAGGCCGACACGCAGCTCGCCATCGCAAAGAGCGAGGAGACGAAGGCCGAAACGGTCAAGACCCTTGCGTCTGTCAACATTTCCGCACAGGATCAGGCTATCAAGACTGCCGAAGCGATAGCGCGAGCCACTACCGCGCGACCCGCCCCGCAGTCGTAAGGCCACCGGCGAGCCTATCGCCGAGCAGAGGGCACGATGGAAGAAACCGAGGAGACGACCGAAGAGACGACCGCAACCGAGACGACCGAGGGCGAGACGCCCGAGGCACCGCAGGCCGACGAGACGACGCCGGAGGCTGAAGCGGCAGACGAGGACGCGATCGAGGATGAGGTCGAGGTCAGCATCGGCGACAAGCCGGTGCAGGCCGAGGAGCCGAAGCAATCGGCGCCCGCATGGGTGCGCGAGCTTCGGCGACGAGAGAGGGAGCTTCAGCGCGAGGTGCGCGAGCTTCGAGCGAAAATGCAGACGCCGCAGCAGGACGAGACCAAGCCGCCTGCGCTCGGCGCAAAGCCCAAGCTCGAGGATCACGACTACGACGCCGAGAAGTTCGAAGCAGCGCTCGCGAGTTGGTTCGAGCGAAAGCGGCAGGCTGACGAGCGCGCCGCGAAGCAGAAGCAATCCGAAGAGCAGCAGAAGCAGGCATGGCAAGCCCGCCTCGACGCCTACGGGAAGGCGAAAGCCTCCCTCCGCGTGCGCGACTACGAGGACGCCGAATCAAGCGTCACCGAGTCGCTTAACGTCACGCAGCAAGGCATCATCGTCAGCGGCGCGGAAAACCCTGCACTCGTTACCTACGCCATCGGCAAAGACCCCGCAAAGCTCAAGGAGCTTGCGGCCATCGCAGACCCCGTGAGGTTCGCCTTCGCGGTCGCCAAGCTGGAGACTCAGTTGAAGGTCAACCCACGCAAACCCGCCGCTGCTCCCGAGGTCATCGTCAAGTCGACGACTCGCCTTGCGGGCGGCTCCCATGACCAAGTTCTCGAACGTCTGTACGAAGAGGCCGACAAGACCGGCGATCGCACCAAGGTGATCGCCTATAAAGCGAAACTCCGAGCGCAGACGAAGTAAAGTTTAGGAAATACGACAATGGCAAACGCATTTAGCAAAGAAGAAAAGGTCGCCTTCGATCAACTCCTCGAAGGCTTTAACGATGCGCTCGTGATGAGCCGCAACGTGAACGTCTACAACTACAACCAGACCGACGCGGCCCGCACGACGATCTTCCCGCCGGGTGTCTCGCCGAACTACGGTACCGTGTGGCGCCCGCAGCCGTACATCATGACCTCGGCGACGACCACGCCGGGCACGCCGATCACCATCTCGGACAAGACGCAGCTCACCGTCCCGGCGAGCATCACGAACCTCAAAACCGTCGCGTGGGGCATGAACTCCGTCGAACTTCGCGACGCGCTTCAGGAAGGCCGTCTCGCGTCTGGCGCGAACCAGAAGCTTGCCTCCGACATCAACGTCGCGGTGATGCAGACGGCGACCGCTCTCGGCTCGCTCGTCGTCACGACGGGCACCCCGGCGGGCTCGTTCGATGACATCGCGCTCTGCGATACGCTCATGAACGAGACCGGCGTGCCTGGTGACATGCGCTACCTCTCGCTCTCCTCGCGCAGCTACAACGGCCTCGCGGGCAACGTCGTCGGCACGACGCGCTCTTTCGGCGCGAACAACCGCTCCGACAAGGCGTTCGAGCGCGCGTTCGTCGGCATGGTCTCGTCGTTCGAGACGTACAAGCAGGACTACGCGCTCCGTCAGACCGGCAACACGCAGATCCCCGGCGCCGCGACCATCGCGACCAACGGCGCGCAGGCGAACTTCGTTCCGCGCGCGACCACGGTCAGCGTTGCGGGCACGATGAACGTCGACAACCGCTTCCAGACGGTCACCGTGAACAACGGCGCCCTTTTCAACGACGGCGACTCGTTCACCATCGAGGGCATCGAGGCGGTGCATCTCATCACGAAGCGCCCGACCGGCCAGCCGAAGACCTTCCGCGTTGTCGGCGCTCCCGTCGGTAACACGATCGTCATCACCCCGCCGATCATCAGCGCCGACAACGCGCCGACCGAGGCCGAGCTTCAGTACAAGAACTGCGAGCGCGCTGGCGTCGGCCTCGCGGCTGCGCAGATCACCTTCCTGAACACCACGACCGCTGACATCAACTGCTTCTGGCATCGGTCGGCGATCGAGCTTCTCCCGGGTCGCCTCGCGATCCCCGAGAACGCCGGTGTCGCCGTCATGCGCGCGTCGACCGACCAGGGCATCGAGGTCGTGATGCAGAAGCAATTCAACTTGCTTTCGAGCCTCACCGAGTACCGCGTCGACGTGCTCTTCGGCACGGCGCTGCTCAATCCCGAAATGGCGGGGATCCTACTTTTCGACCAATGATGTTTAATCATTGAAAGAGGATTAGCCGGTAGGGCGCATCCATGGTATTCAATCACCATGTTTACGCTCTACCGGCTAACCTTTTCATCGGGCAAAGTTTACATCGGGCAGACGAGTCGGCCCTTCAAAGTGCGCATGAACGCGCATCGAACGGCTGCAAACCGCGGCAGCATGCTCCCTGTCCACTGCGCCTGGCGTGCGCACGGTGAGCCGACTGCGGAAGTGCTTTGCACGCTCAACACGCAGGACGAGCTCAACGCCGCCGAGGTGGCGACGATCAAGGCGCTCAACACGCTCTCGCCACATGGCTACAACATCAGCCTAGGCGGCGACATGGCGCCTTCGAAGAACCCCGAGGTTGCTGCCAAGATCGCCGCGAAGGCGAAGGGTCGGAAGCACAAGGACGTGCACCGATGGGCGGAGTCGACCAGGGCAAATTGGAAAGACCCCGAGTACCGCGAGAAGGTCGCGGCTGGCGTCGATGCATCGTGGACGCCCGAACGTCGAGAGAAGACCAGCGAGAAGTTCAAGGCACTTTGGGCAAAGCGCAAGGCCGAAGGCTGGACGATGTCCGAAGAGACGCGCGAGAAGCTCAGAAAGAAGGTCGTGACTGACGAAAGCCGCGCGAAGATGAGCGAGTCTGCTAAGAAGAGGGAGCGCAAGCCTCAATCGGACGCTACGAGGAAGAAGCGCTCCGAGATGATGAA